ACTTGATATAGTTCCTGCTGGTGGGAATTACCAAACAACTAATAGAAGAATTAAAAAATTAAATATTGATATATCTCATTTTACTGGTCAAGCTTGGAACAGGGGAAAAGTTATTGGTCCAAAGAGACCTATTGAAGAATACTTGATAGAAAATTCTGTGGTTCAATCTTTTAAATTAAAAGGTCGTTTAATCGCAGAAGGTCTTAAAGAACACAAGTGTGAGTGCTGTGGCATAACTGAATGGAATGGAAAACCAGCACCGATTGAACTTGACCATATAAACGGCAACCATCACGATAATCGTTTAGAAAATCTTCGTATCTTGTGCCCCAATTGTCACGCTCAAACAGATACTTACAGGGGTAAGAATAAAAAATAAATATAAGATATGGGAAAACCCCCTATGTCTTATCGTATCGATCACGCATATTGTTGGTATAATGACGGCACTATGATCGTAAAAATGTACTTCATCAATCACATTCCCTTTACATTTGACGAAATGCCTGAAGGTCACTTATACGATCAAGACTTGTGTAGGGAAGCAGATAAAAATCGCACATATGATCCAGAAGACTTGTATAGATCTTCATTCTACCTTATAGATGAAGAAGCACATCCATTTCTATTTCCAGTAGAATTAGAAAATCCAGAAGACCTTCCAGAAGACGACGAAATTGATTTTGACGGTGGTGATTTGACTTCATAAATAAAAGATAGCAATATCTTAAGAAGTCATAATCCGATGCCCCTTAACAAATTATCGAATTTTATTAAGAATACCGATGGGCGCACATTATATGTAAATCCCAACGATTTAGACGCTACAGATTCGATTACTAATACTGGAAATTCGCTTGCTCAACCTTTCAAGACTATTCAGAGAGCACTTTTAGAATCTGCAAGATTTTCTTTTGTGAATGGAAAAGGTAATGACTTAGTAGAAAAAACGACAATTCTTGTCTTCCCTGGCGAGCACCTAATTGATAATAGACCTGGTTTTGCCATTTATGATAATGGTGGTACTGCATATGCCGTTCCTCCAACTGGCGGCACAGGAACTCCAGCACTCTCAACATTATCTTTAGAATTAGATTCTAATTTTGACCTAACACAAGAAGATAATATTCTTTATAAGTTTAATAGTGTCAATGGTGGTATCATTATACCTAGAGGAACATCAATTGTTGGTCTTGATTTAAGAAAAACAAAAGTCAGACCAAAATATGTTCCAAACCCAACAGACCCTCTAGTAGGAAAGTCTGCAATTTTTAGAGTTACTGGAGCATGTTATTTCTGGCAGTTTTCATTCTTTGATGCTGATGATTCTGGTTTAGTTTATACTCACCCATCATTTTTTACAAGCAATTATCAGTCAGTTCCAAGATTCTCACACCATAAACTCACATGTTTTGAATATGCTGATGGTGTAAATGAAGTCGGCACCTATGGTCTGACTGACCTTGATATGTATTATAGCAAACTATCAAATGCTTTTAATTCATATCGCCCAATTCCAGTAAATGCAAAGTTTCCTGAAAGTGATGAAGACTTTGCAAAAATGGCACCCGAATGGGAAATCGTTGGAGCGTTTGCATCTGATCCAATTGATATTCAGTCGGTTATTTCTGGAAATGGCACAACTGCAACTACCTTAGTCACAGTTACAACAACAGAATATCATAATCTAACTGTAAATACTCCCATCAAAATTAAAGGAGTTAGCACTCCAGAATATAATATTTCAACCAAGGTACAAAATGTTCTGAGTGCAACTACATTTACATACTTACTTGAGACATTCCCAATTACTCTAGATCCAACTCCGGTGGTGACTGGAGCAACAGTAACTGTTGAGACTGATACCGTATCTGGTGCATCTCCTTATATCTTTAACTGTTCCCTCAGATCTGTCTGGGGTATGAATGGAATGCACGCTGATGGTAGAAGAGCATCAGGATTCCGTTCAATGGTTGTTGCACAGTTTACCGCTGTGTCACTTCAAAAAGATGACCGTGCATTTGTAAAATATGACCCAATAACAAGAACTTATGCTGGCGTAAACTATTCTACTGTTTATGGTGGAGCACTACCAACAGGAGCATCACAAACAGATACTGCAAAAGTTTATCACTTAGATCCTAATGCAATTTATAGACAAGGGTGGGAAACAAGTCACATTAAGGTTTCCAATGATTCCTTCATTCAGATAGTATCAGTCTTTGCAATTGGATTTAATAAGCATTTTGATATTGAGTCTGGTGGTGACGCTTCTATCACCAACTCAAACTCAAACTTTGGTCAGATATCACTTAACTCTGAAGGATTCAAGGCAGAAGCATTCGATAAAGATAATAATGCCTTTATTACATCTATCATTCCTCCAAGAGACATTGACACTACAGTAGAAGAAGATATTGAATGGTTGTCAATTGATGTTGGACTTACAACTTCTGTGGGTGTTTCAACTCACTTATATCTCTACGGTTTAAACGCTGCAGATAGTTTACCTGTAAGTGTTACTCAAGGTTATCGCATTGGTGCTCGTTACAGAGATAAACTTTATCTCTCAATCAATAATACTGAATATTCTGCAGACATTTATATGCAGGATGGTGTAACAAGTTCTTATAAAGATTATGATGTTTCGAGTGTATCATCTTCAACTTTAACAGTAGGAACTCACACAATTTCAACTGGTGAAAGAATCATCATTAATAGTGAAAGTGGAGATTTACCTGAGAATGTAATCCCACATATTGTATACTATGCAATTCGAGTTAATTCTACACAAATTAAGTTAGCAACATCATTTACGAATGCTCTTAACAATGAGGGATTGTCAATTTATGGAGGAACTCAACTGAAAGTTTACAGTAGAGTTTCTGATAAATCTGCAGGCGATATTGGGTCTCCAATACAGTTTGATGCGACAGCAGGAAATTGGTATATTATTGTAAATAATGCAAACCAAATTTATAATCAACTGAATACTCTTGGAGTTGCGGGATTATCTGAAACAACCGATCTTACTTATGTAAAGAGAATTGTTGATGATCGTAGTCTAGATGAGAAGGTTTATAAGGTAAGAGTTGTAATTCCAAAAGAATTATCTGGTGCTAAAGATCCAGAAGATGGTTTTATTCTTCAGGAATCTAGCACAACAGGTGCGAGAGCGGGTGATTTTACTAGAACTAGTATTGCAAGCACGGACTTTGAGTATAATAAGAATCCAAGATTTATTACAACTTGCACTTTAGCGTCTACCACTGTTACTGTCCTAACATCACTTCCTCACGGACTCAATGTTGGTGATTTAGTCGTCATTCGTAATGTAACTGACAGCAGCAATCCAAGTGGTCTTTATGATCGTGGATATAATGGTAAGTTTGCTGTTGCATCAATTGTTGATGATATGTCATTTACACATTCTGTAATTGATGTAAATGGAAAAACACATACACCAGGATCGACTAGCACAAACGATATTAACTCCAGAACAACTGCAGATCAAGTTAGAGACTTGCCAAGATTTGAAAGAAATGATTGGCAGTCAAATCTATACGTTTATCGTAATGAAGTTATCTCACCTTATGTGCAGGGGTCTCAAGATGGAATCTATCATCTTTATGTGTTAAATGCAAGTAATAAGATTACAGAAGAATTTACTAATCTTGAGTATTCACAAAGTCCTGTAGATCTTTATCCTCAATTGGATAGAGATAACATTGAAGCAAACCCACAATCTGCAAAGACATTTGCTCTTCGTGCTCCAATTGGCGATACAAATACAAGTGATTTGAAGAAAAGTATCACTAGAGAAACAATAGATAAACTTTCTAGTGTTTTGGGTGTAGGGCAGTCAATAACATCAGTTTCTTCTTCTACTTCAAGTGCAACTCTTACTTTTGGAAGAAGACACGGACTTGGTAGAATTGTTAGTGGAACTTTAAATACTGTAAATGCAAATTATAATCCTGGCACATATTATGATGTAAAACTTTTAATTGATGATGCACTTACAGGTGAATGGAGAGGGGCAACTGCAAAAGTAGTTGTAGAATCTGGTGGAAATGTAAGTTCTATAACGATTATTTCGGGAGGATCTGGATATACAAACGGGCAAGTACTTAGACCAAACTCTTTAGTAATTGGGGCGGGAAATAATAATGCAACTTATACTATTTCAACTTCAAGTATTACAACAAGTATTGATGATGTAGTTCAGGTCACTGGTGTTGGCACTGTAACTGATGGATACTATAGAATCAGTGCAGTTAATTCACAAACTCAAGTATCTGTTGCCAAGACTGCTGGAGATCCAACTCCAATTGTAGGTCAATATGCATTTATAGTTGGACCATCATCTAAGATTACTGCAAGACCTTATAGTTCTACAACAGGTATTACTACATTTACAACTCAAACTCCTCACGGATTGTTGAAGGGTAACAAGTTTAGAGTTATCAACTCTGCTAATAATAATCTAGGTGATTATGTTGTTGAGGAAAGAGTTGGTGTTAATACATTCACTGCGATTACTAATAAGTCTTTAAGTGCTACAGATGGTTTCATTCTCAAGCATGGATATTCTACTAATGAAGCAATTTCTGACGCAAGAGAAGAAAACTTCGGTATTCGTCAAGTTTCATTCTATGAAAATGAGATTGTAAAACTTTCAACAGCAATCTCTGATGATGCTTCAGCAACTACAGTAGTCATTTCATCAATCAATTCTGGAATTGGCACTGCTGCAAGGTTCCCAATGGGATCTTATATTCAGATTGATAATGAAATTATGAGAATTACTTCTTCAAGTAACAATTATCAATTCACAGTAATTCGCGGTGCTCTTGGAACTCGCAAAGAGTCTCACGATGCTGATTCTCTAATTCGTAAGATTAATCCAATTGCAGTTGAATTCCGTAGACCTTCGATTCTCCGTGCTTCTGGACATACCTTCGAATATCTTGGATATGGTCCAGGAAACTATTCCACAGGTTTACCACAAGTTCAAGTCAAATCACTGACTGAAAGAGAAGACTTCTTAGTTCAGTCACAGGAAAGAGCAGGTGGTATTGTTGTATACACTGGAATGAATAACAGTGGAGATTTCTTCAGTGGAAATACTAAAACTTCTTCAGCATCTGGAGAAGTAATCTCATATGATATTCCAACGCCAACAGTGACTGGTGAAGATCTTTCTAAATCGAGTGTTGTTTATGATGAAGTAACTGTTAAAGAAAGACTTCTTGTTGAAGGTGGGGATTCTGGAACGGTTCTTTCACAGTTTGATGGACCGGTCACATTTAACAAGCAAATCAGAAGCAAAGATACTTCTACTTTCAGTGGTCAGGTTAGAGTTACAAACACTACAACATCAGACTCAAGTGGTAAGGGTGCTCTGACTGTTAAAGGTGGTGTTGGAGTTGGTGAAAACTTAAATGTTGGAGGTAATTCCACTTTCACTGGAAGTGTTTTACTTTCAGGTCTTACAGATTCAACCTCAACTTCAACAGGTGCATTAAGAGTCTTAGGTGGCGTTGGAGTTGCTAAGACAGTTACTTCTCTAGGGTTAACTGTAACTGGCAATGCAAGTATTGGAAGCACCCTTACTGTATTGGGTTCTGAGGGAATCACATCTCCTAAATTTAAGGCGACTACACCTCAGAGTGTTACTTTGAATGGTACACCCACGGTTAAAATGCTTCGTGCTGATGGGCAACAAGACTTCATTACTTTCCGCGAAGTTCAAAATGCTCTTGGATATGTTCCTGCAGACTCTGCATCAGTTTCTGGCGATTTCCCACTTGGAAACTCTTTAGTTTGTGATGATATTTCTGGATCATTTGATGGATCTACTATAGACTTTACTCTTCGTATTGCAGGTACGGCATTCATTCCTTCTGGAAGTTCCGCAAACTTGATTGTATCTGTTGGTGGTGTTATTCAAAAACCAGGTACAGACTTTATAATTGTAACTTTTGAGGGTGCAAATACAAGCACAATTAGATTTACAACTGCTCCTGCATCTGGAGTTTCTTGCTTCATTATTGCTCTTGGGGGTCAAGGATCTCTGATTTCTAATATTGATTGGGACACTAAAGGACAGATTCTTGTTGCAACTGGAAATAATAGTGCCACAAGACTTGCAGTTGGTGCAAATGGTACAGTATTAACTGCAGATGATACTCAAGCAACTGGTGTTAAGTGGGCACCTGGCACTCCAGTTGGATCTTTCTTCTATATGGCAGCATCTTCTGCCGATACTGCAACGGGTGGTAGTGCAACAATTGGAGCAACAACTTATCATGCACCAGAAGGATATCTAATTTGTAATGGTGGAGACATTCCTACTAGTGGCACATTCCAAGGTGTTAATACTGCTCTTCTCCAAAATCTTCGTAACTTCTTAGGATCCACTTATGGTGCTACGGGAAGACTTCCAAATCTGATTAATAACTTTGCAGGTTATTCTGCTGTGCCTGGAGCAACTGGTGGTAGTGCTGATGCGATTGTTCCTTATCATAATCATACTGCTTATGATTCTGGACACTCTCACCCACTATACAATCAAATTTATGGTGCGGGTAATTCCGTTGGTGGTGGTGGCAGTAACACTAGCAATCAAAATAGTGGAACTGGATATGCAAACATCACAGTGACTCACGCAGGAACCCCAGGAAATGCAACCAATGCAAACCTTCCACCATATGTTGGAATGCTTCCAGTGATTAAATACTAATATAAGGAGATAAAGAAATGTCAGTTACACAAGCAACTTTATTAGGAGATACATTTGGAAGTAAAGCATCTGGAACAATTCCAGTTGGTGGAATTATTATGTGGTCTGGAAGCACAGCATCTATTCCTACTGGTTGGGCGTTGTGTATGACCGGAGATAGTGAAGTTTTACTATCTGATGGTTCCACAAAAAGGATTGATGAAATTGTTGATAATAAGTTACAAGTTGAAGTAATGGCGTTCAACGAAACAACTGGTTTAATCGAGCCAAGGAAAGTTGTAGACTGGTTTGTTAATGAAAGTAATAAAAATGAATATATTAGACTTAAGATTTTTAGAGGAAATTCTAAATTAGGTCAAAAAAGAAGTCTTGATGTAACTAGAGACCATCCAGTTTGGGTTGTTGATAGGGGATGGGTAACTGCTGATAAAATAAACTCTGGAGATAAAGTCCTTATACATCAACCAACTCTCACCAATGCAGGACATCAATCAATTCTAGGTCAATGGCTTGGAGATGGAAGTATTGACGAAATGGGAGTGTTTAGATTATCTCATGGAAAATCTCAAGAAGAATATATTAGTGATACTACAAAAAAATTAGGAATAAATTTAAAAGAACACATACAGGCAGGCAATGGATATGGGGTGGGCAAAAAATATTTAAGAACTTGTTTAGCATTAAAAACTTTTTCTCCAGATACATATGAACTTATGATGTCTGGGAGAAAGGTGAGAAAAGAAGTGTTGAGAGAACTTGGACCAATTGGATTAGCATATTGGTATATGGATGATGGAAATCTTCAAGTAGATGTTAGGTCTGCTACTCCAACGGTAAGAGCACAGATTCATACAGAAGGATTCGATGAAGATGAATTACAGTTAATTATTGAATGGTTTAACTCTTCATATGGAATAAATGCAATTCCATACAATAGACCTAATACAAAGGGAAGATTTATAAGATTTGATTATAAATCAACTATTAAATTTTTAGAGATGATCGCACCATATATTCACCCATCTATGAAATATAAACTTCCCGAAAACCTTCATTCAATTCCATATTTGCTAGAAGATATTAGTTTTATAGAAAATAAACCAACAGAACAATATGTTTCTGTTGTAGAGATTTGCAATCTATCTCCTAGTAAAAGAAATAGCAGTCGTTTTCATAAGCGATATGATATAAAAGTTGAAGGTCTTCATAGTTTTGTTGCAAATGGATTTATAGTTCATAATTGTAATGGTGCCAATGGCACTCCAAATCTACGAGATAGATTTATTGTAGGTGCTGGAAGTGATTATGAGGTAGGTGCTACTGGTGGTGAAAATAGTGTAACACTAACTACTAGTCAAACTCCAAATCATAGACACTTCCTTGCATCTACTAGCGGATATCAAGGGAGTGAAGGTGGAAAAGCTGAATTAGGTCAAGCTCCAACTCAGCACATTTCAAGTTATGGTTTTGGGGGAAGTGGTGATACACAAGAAAAAAGAGATTATGTATTAGAAAGGGCAACTGGAGAGTGTAATGTTGGATTAAGTGGACCTCCAATAGACAGTAGTGGAAATCAATCTTTTGGTCAAGCACACGAAAACAGACCTCCATACTATGCTCTTGCATTCATTATGAGAGTTTCATAAATATTTAAAAAGTCTCCGAGATGGCAAATTATAACAAGTCATTTAACTTTAGGAATGGAGTTCAGGTTGATAATGATAACTTCATTGTTAATGCAAATGGTCTAGTTGGTATTGGAACAACAATACCTAGAGATTATTTGTTGAATGTTTATGGAGACGCAAGAGTTACTGGATTAGTTACCGCAACAAACGCTAATATTACCAATCTAAGTGTTGGGATAGCAACTCTCACAACTCTTAATATTGGTATAACATCACTAACTTCAGGAATTATAACTGCCACTTCTGGAGTTGTAACTTATTATGGAGATGGTTCTAAATTATCAAATCTACCAGCATCTCAATGGATTGATGTAAATCCAGGGGCAGGAGTTTCTAGTATTTACGCTGCTGGAACAGTTGGAATAGCAACTACAAGTCCTGTATTTTCACTACAAGTAGGAGCAAATCCTCTTGTATATCCTTCAGGTATTGGAATTAATTCTACTGGTGATGTTTACAGTGCTGGAATAATCACAGCAACATCTTTCTCTGGATTTGGATCTGATATATCTCTACTTAATGCCTCTAACATATCTTCTGGAACTTTAAGTACTTCATTCTTCCCATCAAGTATTGCTCTAGCAGGAGTAATCACAGCATCATCTTTTGTAGGATCTGGTGCAGGTATCACTGCCATTAATGCCGATAACATCACATCAGGCACATTAAGCACATCTAGACTTCCTTCAGACATCATTGTTTCTGGAATTATAACTGCCAATACTTTTGTAGGAAACCTAACGGGAACTGCTACAACTGCAACAAATTTAGCACCTTCAGGAATAGTTTCTGTTACTTCTGTAAACAGTGGATTTACTTCAACTGGAATTGCAACAGTCACTGAAGCACTTTATGTTGTTGGTTATCCTGCAAAAGTTGGAGTAGGCACCACCACACTTCCAGAAGCAGATATTGAAGTTAATAAGACAGGTATTTCTTCAATTCGTGTAATCAGCACTAATAATGTCGCTACGATTGGTATCGGTAGAAGTGCAGAGGTAAGGACAGGAAATACAAATACATTCTATTTGTATAGCACTCCAACATCTTTAGATATTATAAACTCAAATACTGGAAATGTCAACTATTATCTTGATTATGGCACTGCAGGATTAGGAACTGGTGCTTTCCATTGGATTTATGGACAAAATCCTTCAAGTCCAATTATGTCACTGACATATGATGGACGACTTGGTATTGGTGTCACCAATCCAACAAGCAAATTATATGTTGTAGGAAATTCCTATATTACTGGTATCACAACAGTTGATAGTAACTTAAATGTTTCTAATAATCTGAATGTAACTGGAAATATTACATTTAATGGATCTTTAACAGGAAATCTTGGTATTACAACTCTATCAAGACTTGGAATTTCTACAAGCACTATTTCCAGCAATTCTTATGAGTTTTTTGTTGGAGGAGATCCTTTATTTGGTCCTGGTGTTGCTATTACCGCAAGTGGAGTAAGAGCATCTGGAATTATTCAAGCATCTAATCTTACTGCAACAAACGCCAATATCACCAATATTAATAGCACTGGTATTATAACAGCAATAAGTTTTAGTGGTTCTTTAACAGGAACTGCCAGTACTTCAACAGATGTAGTGGGTGGTATTGCAACTGTAAGCACTCTTAATGTTACTGGAAATTCAACTCTTGGTATTACAACAACCACTCAATTAACATCACAAAGACTTAATGTTTCTGGAGTTACAACATCTCAAGGTGGATTTACAAGTGGTATTGGAGTTACTAATCCAGTACAGATTACAGTATCAGGTAATGTATTAACCTTCACTGTTACTGGTGTTGGATCTACAAGCTTGACACTATACTAAAAACCCTGTAGACTACCTTTGTCCCGGTTGAAGATGAGATTCTAAAGCTTTATAGGACACTTAAGAGACCGTCCACTGAATCGCATCAGGGACGGTCTTCTGCTATAATAGTCTCATACGCAATGAACTCTGTGATTCAACTCCGACCTCATCAGGATCATGCAGTCAGCATGATGATCAAGCATGACAAGGGTATCATCTGTGCTGTGACTGGTGCAGGTAAGACTCTGATTGGTGTTTTTGATACCATGAAGCAGTTTGAACAAGAAGAAGATCAAACAGTGGTTGTAGTTGCTCCACGACTGATGCTTGCTAATCAGTTGTCTCATGAGTATTTGGAATTTATTACTAATGCTTCTGTTTTTCATTGTCACAGTGGAGACACAATACATCAATCTTCTACAAACCCCAGTGTAATTCGCAAGTGGGTTCATAACACTCCTGGTCATAAGTTGATTTTTACAACTTATCACTCTCTTCATCGTTTGATTGAGTCTGATATTGAGATTGACACTGCACATCTTGATGAAGCACATAATTCTGTACAGAAGAACTTTTTTCCTTTTGTAGAGAAACTGTCTGAGATCTCAAAGCGTTTTTATTCTTATACTGCAACACCAAAGTATTCTTCACAGTTCAATAAACCTGGAATGAACTGGGGTAGGGTTTATGGTCAAATGATTGTGAACATTTCTGCACCTGAGATGATTTCTGGTGGTTTTATTGTTCCTCCTCAGATTCTTGCTCAAGAGATTAAGTCTGATCGTGACAAAGAGTTTGCATCTGAGCGTGATTGCATGACTCTTTTGGATACAATTCTGAATGAGGATAATATGCAGAAGGTTCTTGTAGCAGCTCCAAATACTAAAGTTTTGATTCGTATGCTTGCTGAGACTGAATTTATGACCGAGGTTCAGTCTTATGGTTATGAAGTTCTCTGGATTACTTCCAAATATGGTTCTTTTATCAACAATCAAAAGGTTACCAGAGAAGAGTTTTTCAATACCTTGAAGACCTAGGTAGTGACCCCTCTAAGAAGTTTATTCTTCTTCACTACAGCATTCTTTCCGAAGGTATTGATTGCCCAGGATTGACCTCCTGCATCCTCATGAGGAACCTTGATTACATTTCTATGGCACAGACCATTGGACGAATCATTCGCCTCCATCCAGACGATTCTAAGCGCCTCTCAGAAGGTTCTCTGACTCCCGGTAAAACGGAAGATTATGTAAAGTCCTACGGTTTCATTCATGTTCCAGTGTATAGTAACACTGGCATTGCAACTGCTCGACGACTTCAGAGTGTTGCTGAGACTATTTTTGTAAAAGGTCAACCTGTAATTTCAACCATTCAAAAGTGAGGTTCTGAATCATGAAGCATCGTGTCACCTGCATGGTTAGTGGTCAAACATTCTATGTTGAATGTTATGCTCGTAATCGTCAAGAAGCAATTCGAGTTGCTCTTTCACAATATCCAAATGCCCGTGTAATGTCATCTACAGTTGTATTTTAATGAACAATGTACAAAATGAAGGAATTCTCAACCCAAAACCAGGAGATCCAAATGGTTATGTGACCAAGGACGGCATGTGGTCTGCCGTCCCTTGTGGTAAAAAGTTTGTTATCATCCACAATGGGCAGCAGATTCACACTACCAACAATTACAGGTCTGCTATGTCTTACATTCAAAAAGCAATTAAGGGTAAATCAGTCTCTTCTTTGGATAAGTTCCTATGACACAAACATTCAAAGTCACATCTGAGGCACCTTATGATAGACACGACTATGAAATCCTTCTGAAAAATGGCAAAAAGGTATTTTTCAACAATTGGACGGATGCCCAGGGGTTCTGGTTCCAGAACTGCCAGATCCCCGATTTTTTGGATGTTATAATCGTAAAAGATAAACAAAAGGTTAAGAGTACTGGATTTGCTCAATAAATAATTTTTAAGAATAAGAAAATCGCATGGTTGTTCTACTTGCATCAACCATTATCTCTTGCAGTGATGCACTGAATATTATTCATCGAGTTACAAAAATTGTTGGATTGACTGAGGTTCAAAAAACAGAAATCATTCAGGAGATCCGCAAAGTTATTCCTTCTTGTCCTGTTAAAGTAATTAAAAAATGACTGAAGAATCACAAAGCGAAAAGTGGAATCGTGGTTTGACTTTGTTTGAAGAAAGTGTTTTGAAACCAGATGCAGAACTTCGTAATTGTGCTCATACACAACTCTGTTTTACGGAGTTAATGCAAGTTCGAGAGAATGTGTTAGAATATCTCAAAACAATTAGAAAATGAGTAGCACATATATTTACTTTGTTATATTCTTCTGTATTGGTTATTTGATTGTCACCGACCAATCAGTAGCACGGGCATTTTATATGCTGACACAACTTGCAAGAGTTGAATATGAGAAAGTAAAGTGGCGGATACTTCACAATCCTGCAAATCCGATTGTGAAGTATTTTATGTGGCGTCGGTCTATGAAACTCGCAAAAGAGTTGATGGACGAATACGAAAATAAATAACCCTATATCTGGAATATCTTATGCTAAGTCACAACTACAGAATTCGTCTTGAAGAAATTTGTGATAAGATTGTAAAAGGTGAGTCAGTTGAATTAAGTGAGATGATTTGGGCAGAAAAACTTGCCAAAGCAAATCGATCTGCTGCCACAATCCTTCGTCAGGCAAGAAGAAGAGCAGAAAATCCTGATATGGTAGAAGGTGACTTAGACGACTTTATGAATAGGATGGATTTGGGTGGTTTAGGTCACGAAAGATTTGGTCGTCGTGGTTTTGATTCTCCTGATGACTTACACGATTGGTTTAAGAGAGATGATGACGAAACCGATTGGCGACAACGTGATTGACAAACTCCCCTAGATACCTTAGAATACCTACATAAACATCTTTCATTATGGACTACCGACCATACTCACTTGAATGGAGCAGGCGAAGATACCTTGCCGAAGCAATCCAGAAATACTTTGATACTGATGCCTCTCTGGATGTTGTGCTGGACGATATTGTAGGTGTATTAGAAGAAAATGTAGAGCACCACAAGAGTCGTGCCGAAAGATTCCAAGAAGTTTTAAATGGTCTAAAATCTTTGCCTTATTAATTATGAAAATCTTTCAAGTCGCAAAATGGGGTGTAAGAGATGATTACGGCAAAGAGTGGTATCTAGCACTCTTTCTCACAGAACGATACTCACTCCTTCAAGTCGCAATTGATTACGGTGAGTATGGGAAGTGGATTGAGTTTCCATATTTCCAGATGAGTATGGGGTATGGGAGACTCTTATCAGTTTTGTTTTCCATTGGACGAGTAGGTTTCACTTTTGATATTGCTGGTAGAAACTGGCGTGATGAATTGTTTTATTCTCAACCTGGTAAAGAATAATGTTTTCAAAACCACTTCTAGGGACAAATATTAAAGAACCAAAAATGTCTTGGATAAGTTACATCTGGAATTCATGTATTATTCAAGGATGGTATAACTGTTGGTATGCCTTTAAGAACTGGGCGGATCTGATGGGAGACAACTATCAGGATTATGCCCTTCTTGTATCTGATGATCCATTAGAACAGTGTATTCTTTACTTTTGGGATAGTCTAGAAGATGAGATTTATCCCAAACACTTTCTGGATAGTTTGCTTCAAATGGTTCATGATATTGACACAGGTAAAGAAAAAGTTATTCCTATGGATGAAGTGATGATGAACCGACTGAAAGACCTTGTAGATGATGTGGAGTTGGATGATGAAGACTTTACCTGATAAAAGAGAACTGGATATAATGTGGACTGTTGCCTCCTCATCCAGTATTGAAACTGGCACAAGACCCCATTACGGGTTTGCCAAGATGCTGTATGATTACCTCACAGACAAAAAACCCCGAGTAGAACTTGGCAAATGACCTACAAAGCAACCTTGAAAGTTCATTTTGATACTGAATGGACCTCCACCCATTATAGTGGTGGTTTTGATGATATGATGCTCCCCGAAGAGCATTATACTTTTCAGATTCCTGCCGAAGACCTTAACACTTATCAACTGTTTCATTTCTTCTCAACTGTTGCTAGGGCAATGGGTCACAACGACCTCAACATTATGAAAGGTGCTTGTGCTCTGGCATTCAGTGAGATGCGAAGTCATGAAGATATGCGTAAGGTTGCCGAAGAGTTTGACCTTACAATGGCAGAAGACTTGGAGAAAAAGTTTCAAGACTGGAAACTTCGTGATGAAGAATGGGCACGACTGAAGAAAGGTCCAATGGGGACTGTTCTAACTGATGAGGAAAATGAGGAAAGTCAAAGTCAAACCAATCAGTAGCAAAGCAAAGAACCGCCTTTGTAACATCATGGCAAACAATCCTGTTTGTATTGTAGAGCAGGATACTGGAGGTGAGTTGTTTCTTGCCTCTGAAAATCGCAAATACTTTTTCTGGGTTTCTACCCGCACTGGGACGAATCGTTTCGGTGACAAGACAGATGCACACTGGGAGGTTATTGAATGACTCATCCAGCAAATGATTTTGAATGGGTAGATGATGCCGAAGAAGGATTTGTAGAATGGTTTAATGGCGAATGTGGACCTTTTACTTGGAGATGTGAATACTTCTATGGAGACTGTGAAGTAGAAGATGAAAAAACCCGCAAAGATTTACTTTACAAGTGGATTCACTCGGCATATGTAAGTGGATACAAACAGGGTAGGACACCTGAATAACTGGCACACTACCCCCTTTCCTGTGAAAAAATCCTGTATAATAACAATTGTTCAGATAAATCAAGATGAGTTTTTCTAAAACTGTTTCTGTTTTTGCTGCACTCGCAAGTATTTTCGCTGCTGGCGCTGCTGGATGGAAACTTGCACAATCAAATTCTGATGTTCCCCCCAGTATTCTTGATCAAAAGATTGAACAACTAGAACAACAAATTCAACAAAATACTATGGGAGTTCCAGAAGAACAATCACCAAAAGAACAATCACCAGAAAAACAACTACCAGAAGAACAACAGATTGTAACTCAAACGCAAATTCAAACTACACAAAAACCACAAATTCTACCACTAACTCCTCCTGCACCTCCCGCACCTCCGACTTCTCCTGCTGGAACTTTTGAATAATTATGAGCGGCATTTCTGACAATTTTCTTCAACTTGCTATTGATACTGCTAAATCTTCACCTTCACGTCGCAGGGTTGGTGCAGTTCTTCTAAAAAAGAACAAAGTGATTGCAACGGCAGTAAATCTTGAAGAAAAATCTCACCCCCTCCAAGCAAAACTTGCACAAAAAGTTGGATTGGGTGAGAAGATTTATTTGCACGCAGAGATTTCTGTATTGATTAAAGCAAAGGAAGATGCTGATACTATTGTCGTTGCCAGAGTAAATACGCAGAATAAACTGAGAATGGCAAAACCTTGTCCTATTTGTGCTTTGGCACTGGAACAAGAAGGAATTAAAAATATCTACTATACGACTAACGAAGGTTTTATGTATCTTTATTCTCCTGATGATGAAGTGGAAGAAGAGTAAAGTCTTCTAAACTTCTAATCTAACAATCTAAACAAAACTAATTGAGGTAAATTATGAAACAACAAAACGGATTTATTGACCCTGCTATTACTATTGGTGCCGTTGGTGCTGAAGGCATCTGTAATATTGTAAGAGGTTGGTTGATTGATAACACAGTAATTGAAACTGAAGATGAAGAAAAAGTTACATTTACTATTCATAAAGAACAATTGCAAACACCAAAATGACTAATCAAACAAATTGTAATCATCGCACCCCACCAAAACATCACGTTGATTATTTGGACGAAAACATGGTGATTGTGGATGGAGTTTCTTATACTAGAAAAGAACAAACACCAATCGTTATTCAGCAAGACGAAAACACTATTGTTGTTAGTGGAGTGAAGTATCAAAAGATGCAAACTCTCACCATCTATGAATTTCTCGTTCAATGTGAATACGGAGAACTAAATCCTCCTTACATTGACAAAAAAATTGAAATTGAAAATTATGCAGAAAACTTCTTAAATTATCTTTATGAGTACTGTAATGTAATTAAAGAGGATGATAACGAACTTGTCGTGAGTATCTCTAAAAAACAAATGGTAATGCCATATGACTAATCTACTCAAATACATCAAATCTCAAAAAACAATCTATGTTCCTTCACTTTGGTTTGGTGTTCTAGTAGTTGCTTTATTTTTTCCACAGTATGCTTTGTGGTTTATGTTTGGGACTGTTTGGGGAGTATTGTGGATGGTTGCTTACGATTGGTTTCACGACAAATGATTGACTACACTACAATAGAAATTGAACTCATCTTTGAGGAAGTCGCAAAACTTCCAAGAACCACAGACACTTCCTATTGGGTTCCAGATGTGTTAGAATTGGTGCTACAACGACTTTTGGATTATTATCACAAATGACTGAACTCCTTAAAACTCCAATAAAATATGTGATAGATATTCAAAATAAAAAAATTTCTCTTCATCAAGAAGAGGACTTTGAAGTATTATCTTTCAATACTATTGATGAGTTTATGTATGCTCTAACATCTATTCGCAAAACAAACAACATTATCTGGTATGTAATTCCACCAGGA